GCATCTGCCACCACCCACCGCTGTTGGGAGCTTCTCCGTCCAGCAGGGGACGAAGAATCTCGATTTGCTTTCTCGTAACTGTCAATTCCCCGCACCCCGCAGGTAGAGCTACGTCGCTTGTGACCTCTTGTCTTCGTAGAAGCTGCGACGTGCTTTCGAATATGCACTGTTGTAGCGACGAGGCTCTACCTCTGCCGCATGACCGATCCATCGCTGGAACAACGTGTTCAAGATCTCGTTGTCCTTGAAGACCCACCAGCAGACACCGTCGTCCCAGTCTCGAGAATGCTCTTGGAGACCGTGGTAGTAGAAATAGGCTACGAGGCCCATGTCATTCGTACGATAGGTGTCTTGCTCGTTCATTTGTTGTCCTTATGGTCGGCTGCCTGGAGAGCTTCCTACCACTATGCCGCAGCAGGAGCTCCCCAGGCAACCATCCCGTCACTCAGCGAACGGGTCGGCGTCGACGGCCCGCAGGCGGGCGATCAGCGCACTCTTCGTTCCCTTGGGGGAGATACCCCGGTTCTCGGCCTCCTCCTTGAGCTCGTCGAGCTCCATGGAATCGTAGTCGGGGAGGCGAGCCTTGCCCTTCTTGGCGGCAGGCGCAGGCTTGGACGAGGTCTTCTTGGCAGCAGGAGCGGCCTTGGAAGCAGCCTTCTTGGCGGGACGCTTGGGGGCAGGCTCTTCGTCCTCTTCCTCTTCGTCCTCTTCTTCTTCTTCCTCTTCCTCTTCCTCCTCTTCCTCCTCTTCCTCCTCCTCTTCCTCTTCCTCTTCCTCTTCCTCTTCCTCTTCCTCTTCCTCTTCCTCCTCTTCGAAGTCCTCTTCCTCGTCGAAGTCCTCGTCCTCGTCGTCATCGTCCGTGACCATGAACACCGACGCCAGCTTGGGACGGTACTCGCCCTCGTAGACGTCGTGCTTCACACGGCCCATGACTTCCTTGTTGAGGAAGGTGTCGCTGTCGACGACGCCCTTGCTCTTCTTCTCGGTGTCGATGCCGACGGCCTGGAGGTACTGGTCCAGCTTCCAGGCGGACGCCTCGCTGATGACCACACGATCCCAGAAGCCGTAGCCCTTGCCCTGCCCGTCCTGCGTCACCCGCAGCACGAACGTGATCATGGGCTCGCCACCCCGGCTCTCACCAGAGGTGACCTCGGTGATCTTCAGCCGGTAGACACCGGGCTTGGGCGGCTCGACCTGAGCCTTGGACCGATCGACCTTGGTCGTATCGTACTTGATCTTGAATCCCATGGCGGGCTATTCTCCTTTTGTTGCTTTGCTTGGATCCAGCTTTGCTTCGATAGCGGAGACCACCTTGGGGATAGTCGGGTTCGGCATCCTGCCGATGGCTCCGTATCGATCTTTGCCGTACCACCCGTCACGGCGACGAGTTGACAGTACGGGGTACTCCTGGTCGGGGTTCTTCTTGGAACCCACGGATTCGAGATGCGCCACGACGGCGACGTAGCCGCAGATCTTCTGCGACATGCCCCGCCCCTGGATGGCGGGCATCATCTTCGTGACCACGCTGCCGTCAGGCTGCTCGATCTCCAGCATGGCGGCGTGCGCCGTCCACACTTGATTGATCGGCAGTGAGCGAATGTCACGGAGGAACTTGCCGAGTCGGTTCATGTTCTGACCGTACTCACCCTTGTCGGGGAGGTACACCTTGCGGTGGGGCTTCTGAGCGACGAGATCTTCCATGATCATGTCAAGGCCCTTCTCCTGGAAGAGCGTGATGCTGTCCAGCACCAGCCACTCGAAGTCCTTGTGGCCCCCGGCCTTGAGGTACTCGTAGGCCTCGGTGGCGTCGTTCCAGTCGTCGAGGGTCCACTTCTTGGCGGTGGACTTCGCAGCGATTGCGGACTCCAGCCCGCCGTCACCATCGAGGATCAGTGCGTTGGGTGCACTCGCAGCGAACGGAGTCTTGCCGACCCCAGGCTCGCCGTACACGATCATTCGGACGAACACGTCCTGGTCTCGTGAGAGAGGCTTGATCTGCGGTGGCAGGCTGCTCGCTTGCCCCGCTGGCCTCTTCCTAGTTGTTGCCATGATGATTGTCTCCCGGTCGGGTTGGGTTGGTAACAGTAGCAGTCATTACCGGCTCCCGCCAAGGTCCAGTGACCATACGTGATCTCGATACGGCTCCCACTTGTGGGTCGTGTACTTGCGGAGCTCACGCCAGTCGTTGCCGGTTTCGTGGAGCTCGCAGAGGTCGCGCCACTCACACCACGAACAGTCCTTGGAAGGAGCCTTGTAGTGAGGCATCTTGCCCCGCCGGACAAGGTTCATCTCTCGCACCTGCTGAACGATGCGCTCGAAAGTCATCTGCCGCTCGAAGTCTCCTCGATACACCATCTCACGATGGAACAGCGGCGGAGGCTGCTGCTTGCTGACCTGCCCGCACTTCTCCGGGTCGATGCCGACCGTGGCGCAGTACGTTTCCAGCGCTTCCTTGGTGAGCTTGGCGGTTGGCTTGCCGCTCACCGCAGACACGCCCTTGGCGGCGAGAGCCTGGACGAGATCCTCCTTGGTCGGTTTGTTGAGCGCCTGGCCCTGGTCGTTGACCGGCCGGTCCTCTGGCATGCCCTTGCGGAGATAGTTGTACAGCATGAAGCTGAACTCCGGCATCTTGCCCCTGGGGAAGATCTCATTCCTCAGGAGCCACTCCGGGATGAGAGTCCAGTACGTGGAGGCCTGCTCGTCGATGAACAGGTGCGACGTGCTGATGGTGGCTGCCGTCTTGTGTTCCAGCAAGCCCACCTGCCGAGTGCTCATGCGCATCACCAATGAATCGGTCGTGCCGACGTAGGTGCACAAGTACTCGCCCGTGTCTGGATCGTCAAGGTCTAGCTGGAACGGCATCTCTGGGTAGAGCACGAGAATGTCTTCGTCCTCGTCTTTCCACTTGTCGATGTAGCCCTCCAGCATGGCGACACCAAGCTCAAGCGTGTTGACCCAGCGCTCGTCGTCCACATGAATGTTGAAGTCCTTGGCTCGACGATCCATTTCGTTGTAGATCCGGTGGAACGTCTGCGACGGGTGAGGTCCTCGGCGACGCTCCTTGCGAGTTTCAGGAACGTAGTACTCGGCCAGCGCACGATGAATCATGTCGCCGAAGATCAGCGGGTGACTGAACGCCTCGTTGGGCTTGCGCTGCTCCTTGTAGGACCACCACCACGACTGACGGCACTTCGTGAACTGTGTGCGCTCGCTCGTGCGTACGAATACCGGCGTGCTAGTCGTCATCTTGAACCTCTTCTTCGCAGTAGAACCCCGGACCCCTGGTCTTGCCGAACTTGTTGTTCCAGTATCCGCATGCCGTGTTCGCAGTGAAGTCATCGTTGAACCTGGCGATCTCTTCGTCGTGCCCGCCCAGGTCTCGGCAGAGCACGTACTCCTTCCTCACAGCGCCCAAGGGTCAAGTCCTTCCAGATCGTAGAGAGCCTTCGCCACGCATGCGTTCCGCTGCTTGTCGAGGGGCTCATTCCCCGTTACGTCAGAGAGTGCTGACACGTTGCAGTCTGCCAGACGGGGGCGCATCCTGCTGTCCCTGGCAAACAGACTGATGTAGAGCTGCCAGTACCCACCGCAGCATCCCGTACTGCTGATGACGTCGTTCCGACAATTGCTTTCCCGCCAGCCGAGGCCCTGCCGTGCGAAGCTCACTTGCGGCACCCGTGGCTGATCGCTGAAGCGTTCTGGCAGTCCCCACTGAACCCTGTAGAAGTTCATCTCCTGGCAGCGGTCAAGACCCTCCGGAGCGAATGGCAACCCATGGATCCCCGTCGGTACGCTCAACCTGACTGCCGGAGCTACTGCCTGCGCAGCCGTGCGGATGCCAAGCGTGCGGAGGACCTCTGCCGTGATCGTTCCGGACACCCGGAGATCGTTGACTGACTGCCAGTGTGCTACGGCCCTGACGGTCTGCCGTGCTTGCGCATTGCCGTCCACAGTGACCGTGTAGCCGAATGAACGTAGCTTGGCCTGCACGGTGGCCACCGTCGGCTCGCTGGGCTGTACGGGCGCTGTAGCGTCCGCATGAATTGTGGGACCGGCGATGAGCGCCAGTGCGAGTAAGAACTTCATTCGTCTTCGCCTTTCTTGCGATACATGTCCAGGAGGATGTCGTTGATCATCCGCTTGTCCTTGAGGGTGCGCTTGATCAGTTGTGTCTCGATTGTTCCTTTCGTGCGAATGGTGTACACCGTCACCTGATGGATACGACTTGCTCGGTGGGCACGGTCCTCAGCCTGGAGCCTGTCGTCCGGGTCCCACGTTTCGTCCAGGAAGATGACCGTGTTGGCCCGGTCCATGTTGATGCTGACACCGCCAGCCTTCGTGGTCATGACGACCACCTTGGCACCTTCACCAGCTTGGAACTGCGACTGGATCTCGCTGCGCTTCTGCCGGTTACTGACGGCACCCGTGATCTTCTCGGTCGGGATGCCCTTCTTGTTGAGGTAGGCGTGCACCATGTTCGCCATGCCGGAGAACTGCGTGAACACCACTGCCTGCTCGTCACCATCGGGGATGCCCAGGCCATCGAGGATTCCCATGAGGGCTTCCAGCTTGGGGCTTTCCTCCGTGGGGGTGGCCTTGTACTTGATCACCCAGTCGTCGAGCATATCGTCCCAGATGCGCTCCTTCTCTTCGAGTTCGCAGAATGCATTGGCGAACTGCTTCAGCCAACTGAACGTGGCGAGAACGTTGGTCACGTTCACGCCACCCTTGCTTGCTTCAGACTGGTCCAGGCGAACGTAGGCTTCGTTCTCCATCTGCTCGTACTGCTTGCGCTGACGCTCGGTCATTTCCACGGTCATGTCGATGTACTGCTTGGGAGGCATTTCAGTGTATACCTCCTCTTTCTTGCGCCGGAGAATGTACTGAGCGTGCGCCTTGTAGAAGCTCTGCTCCATCTTGGGGTCCAAGCCGACGAACTCAGTGCGCTCCTGACCGTTGACGTCGTAGAGGACCTTGCGCTCCAGCCACTGCTCGTTCCAGCGGTTGCGACTCTTGAACTCTTTCGGCTCCAGCCAGTGCAGGATGCCCCACAGACGCCGAGCCTTGCCGCCCGCAGGCGTGCCGGTAGTGGCGATCTTCTTCTTGACGCTGAGCTTGGCGATAGCCCGAGCCGTCTGAGTGTTGGGGTTGGCGATGCCGCTCAGGTGGGCCTCGTCCAGGACGAGCGTGTTCCACTTGGTCCTCGTGATGAACGGGAACTGACAGTCGTACCACATCTGCGTTGCGGAATCAAAGTAGCCAGTGTCATCGTTGGTCTTGCGGTACGTGAGCATAGCCGGGTTGATCACCAGCCAGAACGGGAGCTCGGTCTCGAGGGCGAACTCAACTTCCTCTAGGAGCTGCTCCCGCTGTTTACGACCCTCCGGTGCTACGAAGATAGCGTGGTCCTGGAATCGGCTGAGCTCGTACAGCCACACGCTCTCGATGCTGATCTTGGGGCAGACGATCAAGTTGGGACCGGCGTCCATGCCGGACTCGAAGATGCCGCCGATCACCTCCCAGGTCTTGCCGAGGCCCTGGTCGTCAGCCACCAGCGGGTTCGGACTGTGG